ATCGAGGATGCCGAGGCGGCCAAGAAGGCGCTGGGGATCGTCAAGAACCTGGACGCGAAAAAGCTGGTGGATGCTGGTGAGATCGAACAGGTCAAGGCGCAGGCGGTCAAGGCGTATGAGGATAAGCTACAGGCGCTAGAGGCCAAATATGCGCCGGTAGTGAAGGAGCGCGACAGCCTACAGGCTGCGTTGTTCTCCGAGAAGATCGGCCATAGCTTTGCCAGTTCGAAATACATCGGCGAAAAGTTGGCGGTCCCATCCGATATGATTCAGGCGACCTTCGGCCATCAGTTCAAGGTAGAAGAGGGCAGGGTGGTCGGTTATGATCGTGACGGCAACAAGATTTTCAGCCGCGTGAAGCCCGGTGATATTGCCGATTTCGACGAATCACTGGAAATCATTGTAGACAAGTATGCGTTCAAGGACCACATCCTCAAAGGTTCGGGCGCTTCTGGTAGCGGTGGTCCGGGCGGCAATCGCAGCGGCTCCAACATCATTACCCGCAAGATGATGGATGAGTGGTCGATGAATGACCCGGCCCGCGCCATGCAGGCTATGAAGGACGTTAGCGCGGGCAAGGCGCAATTGGCCGATTGATCATGCGCGATATCGTCCTCGGTACCATTATTTGGGCGTTTGCGTTTGTCGGGGTGGTCTACTCGATTTCGTGGATTCCATTCCTGATGAACCACGTCAGCATCCAAGTTTATTAATCACTATCCGCCATCGGGCTGCAACCTGATGGCAATAGCCGTCTTGAAGGCGGCAAACCGCGGTCCCCTACCTGGGATGGGCTTGCAGGCTGAAATGGGTCCGGACGGTCTCTGCCGCATGATTAGATTTATGGGTGCTCAAGACTGATCGGCTTGAGCTTAAATGGCACGCTGAGTGCCGGCCCATTCCTTAAATCCTTAAATCTTCGGTTTTGGCCCGCGCGGATGCCAGCGCCATACCGATGATTTTGTCAATGTCTCGCCAAGTCCTCGGATGAGGGGCGGCGCTTGGGCTGGATGGCCCGTTCACAACCCTTTTTCCCAAAACAACAAGAAAATCTGAGGACTTAAGAACAAATGTCCAATACACTTACGAATCTGCAACCCGACCTCTATGAGGCGCTTGACGTTGTGTCTCGCGAGTTGGTTGGTTTCATTCCTTCGGTGACGATTGACGCTTCCGTGGCCCGCGCTGCGCTCAACGAAAACGTCCGTTCGTTCGCCACCACGGCGCAGGTTGCCGAGGACGTCACGCCCGGCCAGTTGCCGCCCGATGACGGCGACCAGACGGTCAACAACGTGGTCATCACCATCAGCAAGTCTCGCGCGGTTCCGTTCCGCTGGACCGGCGAAGAGCAGAAGGGTGTCAACCACGGTCCCGGCTATCGCAACATCCGGCGCGACCAGATTGCGCAGGCGTTCCGCACGCTGACCAACGAAATCGAGGTTTCGCTTGGTGGTCTGATTACGTCGGCCTCTCGCGCCTATATCCCAGCGAGCGGCGTGTTCAACTCCGATCTTTCGGACCCAGCGCAACTTCGCAAAATCCTGTCAGACAACGGTGCTCCGCTGTCTGACATGCAGTTGGTGATCGACACCACGGCAGGCGCCCGCCTCCGCAGCCTTGCGCAGCTCACCAAGGCTAACGAAGCTGGTACGACCTCGCTTCGCGCCCAGGGTACGCTGCTCGAGGTCTCGGGCTTCACCATCCGTGAATCGGCTGGCGTCAACGTCCACACCAACGGTACCGGTTCGGCCTATGTGACCAACGGCACCCAGGCCAAGGGCGCGACCACGATCGCGCTGCAGACCGGTTCGGGCACCGTGCTCGCTGGCGACATCCTTAACTTCGCCACGGATACCGGTGACAACTATGTGGTCAACTCGGCTCTGTCGGCTGGTAATGCCGGCATCAGCGCTCCTGGTTTGCGTCAGGCAATCGCCACCGGTCAGGCTGCCACGATCAAGAGCGGCGCGACCTCGGGCTTCTATACCGGAAACCTGGCGTTCGCTCGCACGGCAATCGTACTGGCCACCCGCCAGCCCGCGCTGCCGGAAGAGGGTGACATGGCAGAAGATCGCATGACGGTGGTTGACCCGCGTTCGGGTCTGGCCTTCGAAGTTGCGATGTATCGGCAGTATCGCCGGGTTCGTTACGAGATTGCGATTGCGTATGGCTGGCAGATGATCAAGCCGGAGCATGCCGCGATCCTCGCGGGCTGATTTTGGTAAAACGACCTTCGGGGCGCGCTACGGCGCGTCCCGCCTTTCCTGACAATTCGGGGATAAATATGCCGAAGAAAGATGGCGTCATTACGCTGGAAGAGGCGCCCATGCCGCCAGTCAAGTCGATGTTTGTTGCGCCGAAAGCAGCGGCACCCGTCAAGCCTGCCAAGACCACCGTTTCCATGAAGCGCCATGGCGAAGGCTATAAGCCGCCGCATACGGCTGAAGTTCACGTCGACGAGGTCGACAATTGGGCCAAGCACGGCTGGGTTAAGGCTGAGTGAACTACTCGCGTCATTATTCGGCCTTGATTGAAACGGGCTCGCCGAAGACTTATCGTCGGTTATTCCGAACGGCACCACATTGTCCCGCGGTGCCTTGGCGGCGATACACTCTCCAGAATCTATAGCGAAAATGCGCATAGCTGCCGTAAAGCGCGAAGCAATTCGCCGCGAACGGCGGGAGATGGAAAATGCTTACTGACGCACAGCAAGCGGATTGTAGAAGGTACGCTGGGTATCCGATGCTTGCTGACACGATTGCGGATGATTCCAGAGATTTTGCCTATGGCTTTGTCTCGCCTGGCGTCTGGACGACTCTTAATCACCGACTTAATAACATGCGGCCGGAAGAGGAATCTATCCTCGTTAATACGTATTTGACCAATCTGTACACGCTTGAGGCGGCTATTCCAGCATCGGGTGCTGATTTGGATACGAACGTTGCGGCAGTCTGGACACGCAACCCGACTGAAGTGGAAGACCGAATTGCGCTGTTCGACAAGTGGCGGCGTCGCATGTGCTGGTTTCTTGGTATCCCGCCGGGGCCATCGCTGGGACCGGGGGGAATGAAGATTTCGAGGGGGTAAGCCATGACGCCGCATGAAGCGCACGCCGCGATGCGCAGGATCCGGCAGGAATTCGGCGACGAGGCGCATTCGAAGGCCACCGAATTGCTCTGCAAACTGATGCGCCAAGCCGGTTATTTCAAGGCGGTGGACGAATTCGAGAAGATTAAATGACATCCTTCATCGAAGACTTCGACTACATCGCGCAGCGGCTGGCCGAACTGCAAGAGAAAAAGCCGGAAACGCCGGTTGAACCTGAAGCGGCCGAACAGCAGGCATTCCCGGATTACGTTGCCCCGCTATGGGGGCAAGTCCTCGACCAGGTTTTTTGCTGCTAATGACTGACTTTGAACGTGTGACGTCGGAAGGTGCCGAGATTGACGCCTATCGTCTCGCCGTGCCTTCGGGTTGGATTTATCTGACGCCGAAAGGCCCGCTATTCGTGCCCGCGCCGCCACCCTTGCCGCAATGGCCGCATCCGTATCCGCCGGAAGTGCCGACGCGACAGCCGATCTGCGGATGTCCGGTCGGTACATGCAAGGCAACCAGCATTATCGGCATGGATTGTCCGAATGGTTTTTCTTTCGCGAATTCAGCGCAGTCATCCGACAATCATCGCCACAATATTTAGCTATTCGTAACAGGTATGGCGGGACATATCTTAATTTTCCGCATTGCAGGCAAGATATTTCGCCCCCAGTCTTCTGATGGGGAAACATAATAACAGCCGCATATTCAGGGTGTTCAAGTGCATGACATGGTCTGCACAATACTTGGATATTCTGAGGGTCGCTGCCTAGCGAAGGATCTTGGCTATGTGGCACTTTATGATGACCATGAAGATTGTCCGTGCCGCCGCATTTCTCGCATTTGCCTATTCTTTTGACTGCTTCGATTGTCGCCTTTACAGTTGACCAATTTCGAGGTGATTTCGGTATATGGTTCTGCCATCTTTTCAGAACACTGGCTGTCGATTGGCATTTGCGTCCACAATAATGCGGACCACTCTGCCGAGTTCTGCCAAGTTCCTTTTGAAATGTCTTCCCGCAATTTTTGCACGTAGCGTGAAGAATGGTTGCTCGCTTCTTTTGCCGCCTTGCTGCCTTATGAGAGCAAGCATAGGAGCAACAGACGGTTTTGCCCTTTATATGCGCAGGCCTTCTATCAAAGGCATTCTGGCATATCGGGCAAATCAACCTCATGGCGAGACCATAACCACTAATCGGAGATTCGATGAGCATCTATATTAAACCTTCTAAACGCGGATCGCTACATCGTGCCTTGGGAGTCCCGCAAGATAAGAAGATTCCTCTCGCCAAGATCAAGGCGGCCGAACATTCCAAGAATCCGGCGCTGCGCAAGAAGGCGCAATTCGCCGACAACGCCCGCAAGTTCAAGCATTGATATGCCCCTGAAAAAAGGCGCCAAACCCGGCAGCAAGGGTTTC